ACCGTTGCAAGCCGATTCATCAGGTGCTGACGCATCAGCTCGGCCATTTGCTGAGCCAGCTCACCATCTACGTGCCAAGGGCCGTAGGCGGTGATGACTTCAAAGCCGCGCTGCATGGCGGGCACATGACGGCTCAGTGCGTACCCGATCAGCTGCGCTTCACGGCTGGCGACTTGAGCCTGCGGCACTGGCGCGGGGGCCATCTCAGTTGCCGCAGTGGGGGTCTTGCCACTGGCAATCTGGTCAAAGATGTCTTCTTCCATGTCAGAACTCCAGCTCGGGCGCGATGTACTGGCCCACGTTGTGGTGTTGAAAAGCCACCTGTTCAAGGTGACGCTGCAGCAGCTCCATCAGCGCAGCCGTGTCCACCTTGGATGGGTCTGCATAGAACGCGGCCAGTTGGGCCATGGCGTTGGAGCAGTCCGTAGTGATCTGCATCAGCTCTGCCTGGCGGGCCTTGTGGCCCTTGGGCATGGCGATGACCATCCGGCCAGATGAGGCAGCAAGCCACTCGCTCACAAAGTAGGCCCCGCACACCATCTCAAAGGTTGGGATCAGCACTGCAGGCATGCGGCCCTTGCTCAGCCAGCCATACAGCGTTTCCTCAGTCACATCGCCCATCAACTCGGCAATGCGGGGCACAGACAACTGGCGCTTTTCCAGTGCGAAGTCCTTGCAGGCACGCATGGCATCGCGCAAGTTGTTGGCACGAAAGCGTTTCCAATTACGCGTGGCCATTGGAAGCTCCTCCCAGAACGTGGTTCAAAACAAAAAACTGCATGGAAATGCGCGACGCACGGACACTGGAGACCAGAGAAAACCTGGAGCGAACCAATGGCCGAAAACGCCGACCTGTCTTTGATGCAGAAACTGATTGACCGCGCAGTGCAAGACCGCCTGCAGCCCTTGCAAGACCAGCTGTGGGCACACCACTGGCTGTTGACTGAGATGACAAGGCAGCTGCCTCGCCCTGCGTTGCTGGCGACAGCTCAGCGCTTGGACCAGATGTGGCAACTGGCTCCAGACGAACAAAAGGAGCGCTTGCGGGTCGTACAGCAGCAGTGGCACGTCTATCTATGCCAGCTAGGCGCTTTGATAGAAGGGGAAACGCCTCCAGAATTTCACCCTGGGCAGCCAGTGCCTCCACGTCTGAAACCTGCACTTTGAGTGCCTGGCAGTAGTCCTGCCATGTATCGCTGAGGCGATAGAGCACGAGTCCTCTGCCGGACAAGGCCCGATCAGCCCGAGATTTGCCTGTAATATCTTGTAGCGACATAACTGCCACTCAAGCAAATGCAGGGAAACGAGGCGCGGCCATCTGCAGCACTTCGCCCTCTTTGAGGCCCAACTGCACAGCGATGTTGTGCGAAGCACCTCGGGCGCACTTGCGTACCGGGTTCACATCGTCATCGTTGACGATGGCGATAACCAAGTTGGGGCTGTAGCCATGATGAGCTGCCCAAGCGGAGTACGAAAGTCCTAGACGAGCAAACTCGGCACGGACCTCAGAGCGTTTTTTGATTGGCATGTTGCGTCCCTGTTTGTGTGCTCTAGTTGTAGCTAGAGAACGTTTGATTGAATTTGTGTGGCTGATTGTAGGTGGAATTTTTTCACTTGCAAGGGGGTTGGTGTGATTTCTTCACTTTTAAAAAAAATCATGAAGGAGTGCGACCTACAGCAGGCTGGCTTGGCTGAGGTCATGGAGGTTTCGCTTGACCGTGTGAAAAGCCTCACTTCAGGGAAAGTCAAAAACCTGAAGCGTGAGGAAAGCGAGGCCTTGATTGGCAAGCTGGGAATACGCGCCGAGTGGTTGGTAACAGGCGAAGGCTCAATGCGTGGAGGTGAAAGTCTTCGCAGCGAAGGTCAGCGCACGACATCAACCAATTTGGACGTTGAGTTACTGGCTGAAGCTATTACGGCTGTGGAGAAATTGGTAGCGCATCGCGGCCGTTCGCTGTCGCCTGCCAAAAAGGCACAGGTCATCGTCCAGATTTATCTAGCACTGACCTCAGGCCAAGGTGGTTCAGCGGTATCTGAAGTACTGGCACAGGTGGGGTAATGCTGTGACAGAAAACAAAGTCAGATCGCTTGATGAATTTCGGCGAGCGAAGGCTAGTAAGTCCTCATCAGACGTGGTTCGTGCATTGCAAGACGCCGTGGACAATGCTCTCAAAGAAATTGATGATGCCCCCCCAGCGAAGCGTTCCGTTCTAAAGCGAGCACCTAGAGCAACGCAAACCATCGTGGGCGACAACAACATTCAGATCGCTCAGAGACTTGCTAGTCAATCCATTACCGGCAATGGCAATTTCCAAGTCAGTTCGGTAGCAAACATTCATATCCATCCGCCTCCTCGGCCCAAACGGACGCGATCTCCTGCATCAGTTCCTGGCGATGGACAGATAACCAATCAACAAGCGGCCGAACTCAAGCGCTTGGTTGGCGTAGTCGTTGCTCTCTCAGGCAACAGTTGGTCGTTCGTCTATAGAAAGCTCAATGAGAGATTTGAGACCAGGTCATACGCGATGATTGAGCGCCACAGGTATGACGAGGCTGCGACCTACTTGCGTAAATGGGTTGCTAGCGTATCCGCACCGCCACCACTCGAAAGCATTGAAGAACAGCGAAAGCGACTACTCAAACGCATACACGCACAGGCTAGAAAACAGGGTGGTTGCATGGACAGGATTCGTACCTATCTCGTCGGGCGAGTTGGATCAGAGAGTCTTGCTGGGCTATCGCCAAGACAATTGCAAGAAGTCATCAAGGAGTTTCGTTTATGACTACTCCCTCTCCATTGCAAAAAAAGAAGCGTGCATTTTGGTCAATGAGCTGCGTTGCTCTACTCACCTTGCATGGGTGTGGTTCTGACGATGACCAATTCCGTTGGGCTGCGGAGAAAGCTGTTCAATCTCACCTGAAAGATCCTGACTCGGCCAAATTTGAACGCACATTTGTGATCAGAGCTGAGCCCGATGAGAGAGGTTACTCAAAACTTGCAGCATGTGGAGTAGTCAACGGGAAGAATAGTTATGGGGCCTATTCGGGGGACGTACGCTTCGTCGCATGGGGTAGCCAGGGCCCAGGTATGCAAGACATTGCAAGTGTGAATGTTGAAAATCCCTTTGAGAGATCTGCGACCGTAGGCTCTCGCGAAACGAAAAACCCAGCGACCGTATTCGAACAGGTGTATTGGAATACGCACTGTGTTGATGCGACTCATCAACCGAGCTATACAGCTAAGGTCGATTAATTGATGCAGCGCCCCATAGTGCCCTCGGCCAAAAGACCAAACCCACTCTGACGTCCAGAGTGTGGGCTTTCAAACCCTGTTGAAAGCCCACACCGAGGACGTCCATGCAAGCTAACGCATCCGCTCAAAGCTCCCGCCAATCCAAGCTACCGCGCATGACCAGCTGGTGGCTGATTGCCCTGGTCCTCTCGCTGGCCGTCTTTCTGATCGCGCCGCAGCAACTGCCGGTCAGCCTCTACAAGCTCAATCTGATCTCCCTGGCCGCCCTGGCTGGCTACTGGATTGACCGTGCCGTCTTTCCCTATGCGCGCCCCCAGGTGTCTGCCTTGCGCGACCTGGATGCGGACTACGAACTGGAGCTGACCGAGGAAGAGTCAGCGCAAGGCTTTGTGAAGACTGACGATGGGCGCGAGATTCCCATCAGCTGCATTGCCGAGGGCTTGTGCGGCCCCATCGACCCGACGCGGGTTTACTTCATGCTGGGCTGCATGCTGCGCCGTGCGCTCATCATGTCTGCCGCCATTCTCGCTATCAGCCTGGGCGGTTGAGCCATGCGCAGCCGCCATATTCGCGCCGCCATCCTGGTGGGCGTGGCCGTAGTCTCGGCAGCACTGAGCTACTGCCACAGCGCCCAGGCCCAGGTGCCAGCAGCTGCCCAGCCGCATAGGGCATTGCTGGTGCGCACTGCCAACTCCATCTGGGGCTTGGGTGCCCCGGTGGCAGTCTTCGCTGCACAGGTGCACCAGGAATCTGCCTGGAAGCCCGAGGCCGTCAGCCGTGTTGGTGCTCGTGGCTTGGGCCAGTTCATGCCCGCAACTGCTTCCTGGTGGTGCGAGCTGAACAAGCTGGCTCCGGCCGACTGCCAGCCTCACAACACCACCTGGGCCTTGCGCGCCCTGGTCGGCTACGACAAATACCTCTACGACCGCACGCCCACTCACTACGGCGCTTACGACCGCATGTGGGTGGCCCTGCGCGGCTACAACGGCGGGCTTGGCCATTGGCAACGTGAAGCAGCGGTTTCCGGGGCCGCCCAGCCCACACGGCAGCAAGTGGATGCGGCCTGCGGCAAAGCCCGCCGCGCGGCCGTCCATTGCCGTGAAAACCTCGGCTACCCCCAGCGCATCCTCGTCGAGCTGCAGCCGCGCTATCTGAGCTGGGGGCCTGGCCTATGAAGCCCGCAGCGCGCTATCTGCTGGTGGCCCTGGTGGTGGTCGCAGCTTACTGGGGCTTCGGCCTGTACCAGGGCCATTTGATCGCTCAAGGGGATGCCCAGGGCGCAGACCGCGTGCAAAAGGCCTGGGGCGACCAGGAACGCCTGCGCAGCCAGGTCACCGCTGCAGGCAACACCCTGCGCCAACGCAATGCCGAGAAAGTCGCTCATGACCAAACCGAACGCGCTGCGGCCAGCCAGGCTGCTGCTGACTCTGCTGCCGCTTCTTTGCGCAGCCTGCGCGCAGAGCTTGCCCGTCTCAAATCCCGCGCCAATCCCTACCCAGGTGGAGATGCCGGCCTTACCGCCTGCGCTGGCGAAGCCGCCACCGCGCGAGAGCTATTCGGAGAAAGCGCAGAAGCGTTTGTCGACCTGGCTGCAGAGGCTGACCAGCTCCGAGACCAGGTCGCAGGCCTGCAGCAGTTCGCTGCCAGCGTCTGCCACGCAGGACAGCCCCTGCAGCCCAGCGCAGGAGCAGCAGATTGACCGACTTCTTTGACCGTGCCCAGGCCCGTGAGCTGCAGTTGCGAGAGGACGCGCTGCGCGAGCAGACGCGCCGCGCAGGCCTTGCGGGTAAGACGGCGGCCGACTCGGCTGCCAAGTGCGCTTGCGGGGCACAGATACCTGAAGCCCGACGCAACGCTGTTCCTGGTTGCCAGCGCTGTGTGAAGTGTGAAAGCGCGCAAAAGCGCAAGAAAGGACGGGCGCTGTGAGCCTGACGATTGATTTTTGGCAACTGGTGGGATTGCTGGGCTCAGGCCTGGGCGTGCTGGTGGCCCTCGTGAAATTCGGTGTGGCCCAGGCCCAGAAGCACCAGGACTCGACGCATCTGCAAGTGATGCGCCGCCTGGACGCCATGGAAAAGGCCAACAAGGAAGAGGCCAGCCAGTGGCAGCGCATTGAGCGCGAACTAGGCCAGCTCAAGGCCGATATGCCGCTGAACTATGTGCGCCGCGAGGACTACATCCGGGGCCAAAGCGTCATCGAAGCCAAGCTGGACGCACTGGCTTCCAAGCTCGAAACAGCCCAACTCAGAGTTGCAAGCATTGGAGGGAACCATGCAAATTGACCAAGCCAAAATCCGCCGCGAATCCCTGCGCTGGCTGATCCTGCTCACCCTGAACAACGCCCGCCCCATGGGCGCGCAAGAGTCGCCCATTCTGGCCGTGGCCCAGTCCATCTACCCAGACGCCACGGCGCTGGAGATGCGCCGCGAGCTGGACTATCTGGAGGACCGGGAGCTGGTCAAGATCACCAAGTCCCCCAGCGGCCCGTGGTACGCCGAGCTCACCCGCTTTGGTGTGGACATTGCCGAATACACGATTGATTGCGAGCCGGGTATTGCCCGCCCCGCCAAATACTGGGCAGGCTGAGCTATGGGCCGTAAAAGCTCCATCGACCGCATGACGCCGGAGGTCAAGGCCTATATCCAGGCCATGCTGGCTACAGGCAGCCAGACGCTGGACGAGCTGATTGCAGATCTGCAGCAGCGCTTTCCTGCGGAAGCCTCGGCCGGTGAGTTGCCCAGCCGCTCGGCCTTGCATCGCTATGGTGCCAAGCTGGACCGCCGCCTATCCGCCATCCGAGCCAGCACCGAGGCTGCGCGTCTGATTCAGGCCCACGCCGGGGATGACAAGGATGCTCGCTCTGAGGCGTTGACAGCCATGGTCCAGACGGAGCTGTTTGACGCCATCCTGCTGCTGCAGGAAGCCGACGACCCTGAAGCAGATCCTGCCGAGCGTGTTGAGCTACTGTCCAAGGCAGCAAAGAACATTGCCACGCTGACCCGCTCCAGCGTCAACCTCAAGCAGTTCCAGGCAAAGGTGGAAGCCGAGGCCCGAAAGCGTGCGCTGGAAGAAGCCGCAGCCACGGCCGCGACTACAGCCAAAGCTCAAGGCCTATCCGCAGGCGGCGTGGCTGCATTGCGCGCTGCCATCATGGGAGCCATGTGATGACCCTGGCACCTGCTGAGCTGCAAGCTCCCGAGCCAACAGAACTGAGTCAGGCCATCTTCATGGCCTACCAGGTCAAGTGGGTGGAAGATCAGTCCCCGGTCAAGATCATGGAGAAGTCACGCCGTATCGGTCTGAGCTACTCCGAGGCGGCAGACGATGTGCTCTATGCGGCCAGTGCGGAGGGGGCCAACGTCTACTACATCTCCTACAACAAGGAGATGACTCAGGGGTTCATCCAGGACTGCGCGAGCTGGGCCAAGGCCTTCAATGCTGCGGCTGGCCAGATTGAAGAGTCGGTGATCGAGGAGGAAGACAAGCAGATCCTCTCGTACACCATCAACTTCGACAGCGGCCACAGGATTCAAGCCTTCACCAGCAACCCGCGCAACCTGCGCTCCAAGGGCCGCCCCGGTGAGCGCCTGGTGATTGACGAAGCCGCGTTTGTGGACGACATCAAGGAGCTGCTCAAGGCCGCCATGGCCATGACGATGTGGGGCGGACAGATTCGCATCATCAGCACCCACAACGGCGAGGACAACCCGTTCAATGAGCTGATCAACGATGTGCGCGCAGGCCGTTACCCCTACAGCCTGCATCGCGTGGACTTTGATGATGCTTTGCGAGATGGCCTGTATCGCAAGATTTGCGCAGTCAACAAGAAGCCCTGGACGGCCGAGGGCGAGGCCACCTGGCGCGAAGAGATCATTGCGCGATATCGCCCCAACCAGGATGAGGAACTGTTCTGCGTGCCAGCCCAGGGCGGCGGTGCATGGCTGACTCGTGTCCAGGTTGAGGCCCGCATGGTCGAGGCTCCGGTGATCCGTTTCACAGGCACCAAGGACTTCAACCAGTCCAGCCCTGGGGTACGCCAGGTGCTGATGCAGGAGTGGATAGACACCGAGCTGAAACCACTGCTCAAGCGCCTGAATCCCGAGCTGCGCCATGCGCTGGGCATGGACTTTGCGCGGTCGGGCGACTTATCGGTGATCGCGCCCGTCGAGGTGGCCAGCAATCTGCATGAGCGTGTTCCGTTCCTGGTTGAGCTCAAGAACGTGCCTTACAACCAGCAGCTGCAGGTGTTGTTCGCCATCTGCGATGTGCTGCCACGCAAATCGGGAATCGTCATCGACAGCCGAGGCAATGGCAGCTATATCGGTGAAGCAGCCGAGGATAAGTACGGTTCGATTGTCTTGAAGCTGATGCCCACCGAGGCCTGGTACCGCGACAACATGCCCGGCTACAAGGCCGCGTTTGAAGACGGCACCATCACACTGCCAAAGCATGACGGTCTGCTGCAGGACCACCGCGCCTTAAAGCTTGTGCGCGGCGTGGCGCGTATCCCGGAGGGCAAGACAGATGGCGACAGCCATGGCGACCGGGCCATGGCCTGTGTGTACGCCCATGCGGCCGCCAAGCTGCAAATCGCCCCTATTGGCTACACAGAGGTGCCAGGCCATACCAGAGGCTTTGACAACCGAGCCAACCCGGACCGTCAAGACGACGACTTCCACATCCCCGAACACGAGGGCTGGTGATGCAAAACCACCAAGCCCGAAAACAGCGATTTAAGCGATTTTTAGCCGGTGGACATGCAATGCCCCCGGTTTGCTGCATCCGGGGCCTTGTAAACGCGCCTAAACGGCTTCCCGCCGGAGGCGAGCTGCATATGCCCAACGGCAAAATACAAAGCGAGGTGCCGACATGGCAAAAAGCATGATTCTGGGCGCTGACGGCCAGCCCATCGACCTGGCCAGCGTGGACACGCCGCAGACTTCCCAGCTGGGCCATCTGCAGCGCGAACTGCAGACCCACCCGACCCGAGGCCTCACGCCTTCCAAGCTGGCCACCATCCTGGACGCGGCAGAGCAAGGCGACCTCACGGCCCAGTTCGACCTGTTTGAGGACATGGAAGAAAAGGACGGTCACATTGCCAGCGAAATGGGCAAGCGCCGCCGCGCCCTGATTCTGGACTGGGAGGTCACCGCACCCGACAACGCCAGCGCCCTGGAAAAGCGCAACGCCGAGCAGCTGGGCGAGCTAGTGCAGTCCATCCCCGACTTTGAGGACGTAATCTTTGATGCGACCGATGCCATCGGAAAAGGCTTTGCATGTCTTGAAATGGAATGGCACCGCACCGATGGCTTCTGGCTGCCCAAGACTGTGACCCACCGGCCGCAGAGCTGGTTTCAGCTGCACCGGGGCTACCGCCAGGAGCTGCGCCTGCGCAGCAACACCACGGATGTCGACGGCATCCAGGGCGAGGTGCTACGTCCAGGCAACTGGATCACCCACATCCACAAGGCCAAATCCGGCTATCTGGAACGCACTGCACTGTTCCGGCAGCTGGTCTGGACTTACCTGTTCAAGAACTACAGCGTGGGCGACCTGGCCGAGTTTCTGGAGATCTACGGCATCCCCGTGCGCCTGGGCAAGTACCCGCCCAACGCCAGCGAACGCGAGAAGGCCACGCTCCTGCGTGCCCTGGTCGGCATTGGGCACAACGCGGCCGGCATCATCCCCGAGGGCATGCTGATCGACTTCAAGGACGCCGCCACCGGCGACCCCAAGGCCTTTGAGCTGATGATCAGCTGGTGCGAGCGCAACCAGTCCAAGGTCATTTTGGGCGGCACGCTGACGAGTGGTGCTGACGGCGCAGCCAGCACCAATGCCCTGGGCAATGTGCACAACGAAGTGCGCAAGGATTTGCGAGACGGCGATATCCGCCAGCTCAACACCACGATCACCCGTGACCTGGTCTATGCCATTGCGGCGATGAACGGCCTGGCACCAGACGGCATCAAACGCTGCCCGCGCTTTGGGCTGATCACGGGCGAGACTGAAGACATCCAGGTGCTGTCAGAAGCCTTGCCCAAGCTGGTGGGCATCGGAGTGCAGGTTCCGCAGGACTGGGCCAATCAGAAGCTGGGTATCCCCATGCCCCAGCCCGGACAGGTGGTGCTCGGCGTGACGCCCGTGGTCCAGGCAGCCCCCACGGGCACGGCGGCTCTGACCGCTGTTCTGCCTGCCCCTGCTGCTCAGCCTCTGACCGTGAGCCAGACCATGCAGCCGCAGCTGGCCAACAACGTGCAGCAAGCCACCAGCCCGTGGTTTGCGCAAATTCGCAAACTGGTCGAATCGGCTACCAGCCTGGAGCAGATCCGCGACGGCCTGGAGCAGCTCATCCCCAACATGACGCTGGACCAGTTCGCCCTGGCCATGGGCGAGGCCATGGCGGCCGCGCAGCTGGCCGGGCGCTATGAAGTGTTGCAGGAAGCAGGAGCCCTTTGATGGCCAGCGCCGCGTTTGGGGCTTTGCCCTTCAGAGAGCAGATCGGCTTTTTTCAACGCAAGCTGAACCTGCCCACCACGGCCTGGACGGACATCTACACCCAGGAGCATGACTATGCGTTTGTGGTGGCGGGTGCCAATCGTGACGCCATCGTCTCCGACTTTCGCGCGGCCGTGGAAAAGGCCATCGTGGACGGCACCACGCTGGACGAGTTTCGCCGCGACTTTGACCGCATCGTGGCCAAGCACGGCTGGGACTACAACGGCGGCCGCAACTGGCGCAGCCGCGTCATCTACGACACCAACCTCTCCACCAGCTATGCGGCGGGCCGCTGGGAGCAATTGCAGCACGCCCCGTACTGGCAGTACGAACACAGCGACTGGGTGGCGCATCCGCGTCCTCATCACGTTGCGCTAAATGGCTTGGTGCTGGAGAGGGGCAACCCATGGTGGAAGTACTACTTCCCGCCCAATGGTTGGGGCTGCGAATGCAAAGTCAAAGGCTTGTGGAGCCGTGACCTGGAAAAGCTGGGTAAAACTGGGCCTGACCAGGCCCCCGAGGTCAAGTATGCGGAGCACATCGTTGGTGTGCGCAGCCCCAATGGCCCGCGCACCGTCAAGGTGCCAGAGGGCATCGACCCCGGCTTTGAGTATGCGCCAGGCAATGCCCGCTTGCGCAGTGCCATCCCGCCAGAGAGGCCAGATCCGCCTGTGCCTGGCAGTGCGGGCGGCCCCGGCCTGCCCAATCTGCAGCCGCTGGCACCCCTGCCGCCGCCGCGCCCGGTGGCCAGCAATCTGCTGCTGCCCAAGGGCCTGCAGCCCGAGGAGTATGTGAAGGCCTTTCTGGAACCGTTGGGGGCCAGCCTGGAGCAGCCCAGCATAGTGCGCGATGCGATTGGCGAGCGCCTGGCCGTAGGCAAGGAACTGTTTCAGACGGCCCAGGGCGACTGGAAGGTGCAGAAGCTGGGACGCGAGGTGTTCATACCGCTGCTGGCCAGGGCCTTGCTGGAGCCCGATGAAATCTGGGTGCGCCTGGAGTGGCTCTATGCCTTGGGCAAGGCCGTTGTGCGCCGCCGCTATATCGCCCGCTTTGCTGTCGAAGGGCAAGAGGTGCCCACATTGGCCGTCTTTGAGCTGGGCTCCGATGGTTGGGCCGGCGTAACGACGTTTCAAGGTGCCGCCCAGACCAGCCAGGACTGGCGGGTCGGAACCCGC